GATTTCTGGCGCCGGAAAATATGAGAAGTTTTCGAACAGCTTCATGTTCAGACCGCGAGGCTTTTCATGGGTCGATCCTCTAAAGGAAATGAACGCAGCAGTGGTCGGCTTGCAGAACGGCATTCTCAGCCACAGCGATATCGCGGCGAACTACGGTCGAGACGCTGACGAGACGTTCGAACAGATTAGGCGCGACGGCGATGACGCTGCTCGCGCAGGTTTATCTATGGCATATCAGCCGTTCGGCTCAAAGCTGCCAATTCCTCCTTTCATCCAACAGGGGGACGACGATGACTAACGAAAGTTTGGAATACAGAGAGTCTTTTCGGCTTCCAGAAGATGTCGTTCGAAACTATCGTCGCGGCTTGGAAATGCACGAAGAGGGCTTAACTGGGGACGGAATACAGCCTGCAACTATTCGCATGGCGACGCGAATTGTGAACGGCGATAGCGTTTCTGAAGAATGGGTTCGCAAGGCGAATAGATGGTGGGGAAGAAATGAACGCTTTCTTTCTGAGGAAAGAGACAGCCCAGCTTATGCTTCCGCTATGCTCTGGGGCGGAGCGGCTGGTCGTGACTGGTATCGCGCGCGTTACAATGAAATTGAACGCGATGAGAGGTCGGAAAGAGACCTTACTGACGCTGTTACAGAAGGTCTTAAAGAGAAGGTCAAAGAACACAACGAAGAGGTTGGCGACGTTGCTTCCAAGCTCACCAATCTTCGGACCTTATCAACGGTGTTTAGTCGAGGCATCGGTGCCTATAAGACCAACCCGGAAAGCGTAAGGCCAACTGTAAAATCGCCTGAGCAGTGGGCGTATGCGCGCGTAAACAGCTTTTTGTACGTTCTTAGGAACGGCAAATTTAGATCGGGCAAGCATGACACCGATCTGCTACCATCGGGGCATTCGCTGTCCACAAAACGGAGTGAAGACATGACTGAAGAGCGTCATATCCAAGATATTGAAGAGACGGATGACGCCTATGTCATCACTTTTGGCAAGTCAGAAATGCCGGAAGAACCTGTTGTGGAAGACGAGAAAGAGGATCGGACGGCGCGCGAGGACATGAAAACCCGCGCGATGGACGGCAGCGCGAAGGTCATCGATGAAGATATGCGGACCGTTCGCATGGCTATTTCGAGCGAAGAGCCGGTGGGCCGGTCGTTCGGCGATGAAATCCTAGATCATTCTGAAACAAGCATTGACTTGGAATTTGCTCGTTCTGGGCGAATGCCGTTGTTGCTTGACCATGACCCGCGCCAGCAGATCGGCGTGATTGAGAACGTAGACCTTGATGGTGGTTCCCGGCGGTTGCGCGGGACTGTGCGCTTCGGAAAAAGTGCGCTCGCCAAAGAGGTCTTCGATGACGTGAAGGACGGCATTCGTTCTAACGTCTCTGTTGGCTACGCAGTCAACAAAATGGACCGTGAAGACAAGGATCGCTACCGAGTGTCTTCTTGGTCGCCTATGGAAGTTTCTGTCGTATCTATCCCCGCTGACCGGACAGTCGGCGTTGGACGCAGCGCAGAGGACGACCTTCACAGACCAACCCCTATTCCTCGAAAGGAGGAACCCACAATGACTGAAGAAGTCAAAATCGACGTGGAAGCGGTGAAGGCTGAAGCTGCCCGCTCCGCTGCCAAAGAAACCGCCGAGATGTACCGTCTCGCCGCTAGGCACAACAAGCGTGACATGGCTGACGAAGCTGTCGGCAATGGCAAATCCCTCGCGGAGTTCCGTGGAGATCTGCTCGAAGTCATCGGCAACAAGCCTCTTGATGAGACTGAAATCGGTCTGACCAAGAAAGAGGTTCGTGACTTCTCTCTGATGCGCGCACTTCGTGCAATGTCAAACCCGTCGGATCGTGGCGCCCAAGCTGCTGCATCTTTCGAGTTCGAAGCGGCGGCTGAAGCGGCCAAGCGTGATGGCGTTGATCCACAGGGCTTGTACATCCCGACTGACGTGCGTCGTTCATGGAACATGAAGCGTGACATGAACACAGGCGACGATGCTGCTATCATCGCGGAAGACTTCCGTGGCGGTGACTTCATCGACGTTCTGCGTAACGCTTCGTCTGTCATGCAGGCTGGTGCAACGATGCTTTCGGGCCTTCAGGGCGATGTTAAAATCCCCAAGAAGACCGCAGCTTCGACGGCTGGCTGGATCAGCACTGAAGGTGGAGCAAGCGGCGAAAGCGAGCCTACCGTCGGTCAGGTTACGATGGCCCCGAAAGTGCTTGGCGCACATACGGACATCACTCGCCTGATGATGCAGCAGTCATCGCTTGACGTTGAGGCTCTGGTGCGTAACGACCTGGCAACAGGCATTGCGCTGACGATTGACCTTGGCGGCTTGTCCGGTTCTGGTTCTTCGGGTCAGCCAACAGGTGTCTCGAACACTTCAGGCATCAACACTCCAACCAACTTCGCTGGCGTCAACCCGACGTTCGCAGAAGTTGTAGCCATGGAAACGGCTGTAGCCGAGGATAATGCTCTCATGGGCAACCTCGCTTACATCCTGCCGGCTTCCATGTACGGCGCGTTGAAAACGACCGTGAAGGACGCTGGTTCAGGTCAGTTCGTCGTTGAGCCAGGTGGCACGATGAACGGCTATCGTGCCATCTTGTCGAATCAGGTCACTGCTGGCGACCTGTACTTCGGCAACTTCAGCGACCTGCTGATCGGCATGTACGGCGGTCTGGACATCACTGTTGACCCATACACGGCTTCGACTTCCGGCACGGTTCGCATTGTTGCGCTCCAGACGGTTGACGTTGCGGTTCGTCACGCAGTGTCGTTCGCCTATAACAACGACGGATCATAATGGTCATGTCAATGGAGGGGCTTCGCGGCCCCTCCAACCCATCGAATGAGGTTCCAATGCCATATCTAATCCTTAAAGGCTGCATAGCAGCGGGTCAGCGCAGATCGGCTGGCGACGTGATTGATCTTGGGCCAGATGAAGCAAACAACTTGGTATCTATGGGCCGCGCTGCAAAAGCTGATGCTCCAGCGCCAAAACCTGCGAACAGGTCTGTAGGGCTGGATAAGAGTGACACGCCTGCTGTCAAAAGGAGAGGTCGGGCCAATGTTGGTAAAGCTTCTAAAAAAGGCTGAATGGAACGGTGAATCTCATCGCTCCGGCACTATCCATGAAGTTTCTGATGAGTTAGGCAATAAGCTGATTTCTCGCGAATATGCCAAGCTGCATAAAAATAATGAACCTGAAAAGGTGCTGATCGAAGATGACGATTGATTTCGCGGCAGATATATCGACCATCATGGACGTAGATGAGTTCGCGGTGTCCGTGACCTATGATGGTGGAACTGTCTCAGCAATCTTTGATAACGAAACCCTGCCCATCGAAGGGCCAGGCTTTGTGCCAATTCATCAAGCGCAGCCACGGCTAACGGCGCGTACAGCAGACTTTCCTTCCATTGCGGAGGATCAGGCGCTGTCTATCGGCTCGGACAATTACAAGATAAAAGCCTGGATAGACGATGGCACTGGCGTCATGGAAATCCAGTTGGAAAAGGTCTGATGGCTCACGTCCGTAAAGACATCCGAGACAGAGTTGCTTCAGTCTTAACGACTGGCGTCACGCTTGTTTCGAGCCGGGTTTACACCTCGCGCGTCTATCCTTTGTCTGAAGCCAAGCTGCCTGCTATCGCAGTATACACCAGTTCTGAGACGTCGAACCTAATGTCGTTTCAGCCGCCCACCTTGCAGCGAAGCATGTCGTTGACAGTGGATGTGTACGCGCGGGCGGTGAACACCTTCGATGATGATGTAGACGCGATCTGCGTTCAGATTGAAGACGCAATCGGCGCTGACTTTAGGGTAAACGGCTTGGCTAAACAGATACACCTTATCAGCACTGATATTGACTATAATGGAGAGGCAGAACAGCCTGTGGGCATTGCCTCCATGACTTTCGAAGTCAGCTATGTTACAAGCATAACTGACGCAAGTACGGCCAGATAAAGGAGGCTCCTATGGCTACTCATACCGGCAGCGAGGGGACCGTTAAGGTCGGCTCCAACGCGATTGCAGAAATCCGCTCCTACTCTCTGGAGGTGACAGCGGACACTCTAGAAGACACCAGCATGGGCGACAGCTCTCGAACCTACAAGCCGTCTTTGAAGTCGTTCACTGGCACTGTAGATGTCTTTTGGGACGAAACTGACACGACAGGTCAGGGCGCTTTGACTAACGGTACTGAAATCACTCTGACGGTGTACCCTGAGGGCGATGCCAGCGGCGACACCTATTACAGCGGCTCGGCCATTGTCACGGGCATAAGTGTGACGGCATCGTTCGATGGCATGGTCGAATCCAGCATCTCGGTGCAAGGCACCGGCGACCTAACAACGACGACGGTGTAACTTGTGAGGCTTGCAGAGCGTATTGCCGCCAAACGCGCGGATCGTGAGAAAGGCCATGCAGAGGTCGATCAGTGGGGCGAAGATGGGGAACCTCTTCGCCTCTACTTTAGCCAAGTTTCAGCTAGAGACATTGAGAAGGTGACGCGAAAGCATCCCAACTTTATGGCTAATCCGTCACTTGGTGCGATGGTCGATCTGATCCTGGCTAAGGCTGAAGACGATCAGGGCGAAAAGCTGTTCACCTTGGAAGATAAGCCCATCTTGATGGGTGAAGATGTATCAGTTTTGGCTAAGGTTTTTGGGGCTATCTTCAACGCAGATAGCATTGAGGACCACGAAAAAAACTAAGGAGCGACCCGTTCCGAATGAACTTGCTGGCCTTGGCTGAAAGGCTTGGGCTGACAATCCCTGAGATTGAGCAAATGTCGCTGAACGAATACAATGAATGGGTCGCATACTATTCTATAACGCAGGAGCGCGCGGAAAATGGCAAATGATATCAATATCGTCGTCTCTGCTGACGCGCGCTCTGCCACTCAGAATCTTCAAAAGGCGCAAAAGGCGGTCAATGATCTAGACAGGCGTATTAAGCGTTCTACTGGTTCATTAAACCGCAACGCAAACGCCTATAACAAAACTGCTGTGGCGACTAACAAGTTTGCCAAGGGCGCGCTCCAGCAAGCTGGTTATCAGTTCGGTGACTTCTTTGTCCAAGTTGGTGGCGGCACTAGTGCGCTCCAAGCCTTTGGTCAGCAGGGCGCACAGCTTGCTGGCGTCTTTGGCCCAATTGGCGCCGTCATAGGCGCAGGTATCGCCCTTTTTTCAGCAGTTGCAGTTGCGGTTCAAAAGACTTCAGAAGCAACGGAAGAAGCTTCTGGCAAGGTCGAGACGTTTGCTGATCGAATGAACTTGTTGGAGGCTGCGACAAGTAAACTGAATGACACGCAAGCGTTAAGCGCAGGAAATTTGGAGGCACTTCGAGAAAAGTATGGCGCACTTACGAATGATCTAAGAGAGTTCCTAAAGCTTCAGCGAGAGCAAGCACTTACTGAAACGACCAAACAGCTTAGCTTAGCTTTTGAGAAGATATTAGATACTTCACAGTACAAAGCATTAATAGCTAAATTTGAAGGTGTAACGGAAGATTTGCGTCACGCACAGGAAGGTTTGGCCTTAGAACTGGCCGAGGCTCAAGGCGCTGAAACGATAGCAGCCCTTAATGACGAAATAGAGGGACTTCAGGAAAGGTTAGCGGGTATTCGGAAAGAGATTGGAGACGCGCCAGAACGCATGAAGGAATTCTCTGATGCGTTTATGGAGGCGTCTAAATCCAAAAATATTGATGGCATGAAGTTGGCGATTGTAGGTGTGCGTAAAGTAGTTGAAGAGCTACCTTTAGCCGCGCGTAATGCCTTGATCCCTATGGTCATCCAAATGGAAGGCCAAGTACGCACTTTGTCTGTCTCAATGGGTAAAAGCTTTGAGCGTGTGCAAAAGGAAGTTCTAAGCGTAGTTGAGGCGCAGTATCTATTAAATAATGGCACGTTGCCGCCGCAGGCGGCTGCTGATCTTATTAGACATAAAGATTTGTATGTTGACATTCGCAAAGCAGCTAGGTCAGCCACTGATGAAGCTGTTGCTTTAGGAAAAACTACTCTTACCAATATCCAGGCGCAACTTATGGGTGACAGAGGGTTATTGCCGCCGCAGGCTATGGAAGACTTCAAAACAGTTAATAAGGAATTAGAGAAATTCTACGACAGGATGCGCGCTCGACGTAGAAAAGAAATTGCAGACGCAGAAAGTGCCGCAAGTAAAGCCCAAGGCGCGGCTAGGCAACGTGCTGAAGAGTTGGCAAAAATTAACGAGAAAATGCTTGAGCCAATGAGGAGGTTGGCTGAGTTGCAACGTGAACTTGCCATTCGCCAGTCTGGCGGCGGCAACTTGGCTGTTCGGCTGGACGAAGCGGCAGAAGCGGCTAAGCGTCTGGCATATGAAGCTGGCATCATAGACCCAATGAAGCTGGACCAGATAGGGAGCGAGGCATCTAAATTAGAAGCCAATATTGCTGCCGCAGAAGAAGCGATTAAAAACATGACTGCGACAGCAAAAGGAAAGCTGCCGGAGTTGTCTGATGAGATGAAGAAGATTCAAAGCGCACAAGAGCAAGCGGCAAATGCTTTCGGCACCGCGTTTACTTCAGTGATTGAAGGCACCAAAAGCGTGAAGGACGCCTTCAAATCAATGGCGTCCGAGATCATAAATCAGTTGTTCAAAATCTTCGTCGTTAAGCAGATCACGGGGTTTATATCGGGAGCGCTCGGAGGCTTCCTTGGCGATGGTGGAGCTAGCGTCGGTGGCGGGTTTAATTCGCCTGTCGCGGGACTGACATTGCCATCGGCGAATGGGGGCGGATACACCGGCAATGGCGCGCGGGCAGGTGGGCTAGACGGCAAGGGTGGCAGAATGGCAATCATCCATCCTCGCGAGACCATTCTTGACCACACCAAGGGCCAGGGCCAGGGCGTAACAGTCGTGCAGAATATCAACGTCTCTGCGGGCGTGGCTCAGACCGTCAGGGCCGAGATGACAACCATGCTTCCGCAGATCGGCGAATACGCTAAAGCGGCTGTCCTCGACGCGCGCAAGCGTGGCGGTGCATATGGAGGAGCGTTTGCCTGATGGCTATCACCTATCCCCTAACCTTGCCGACTGCGACGGGCATTCGAAACATCGCATTCCGCGCAAGAAATGCGGTCGCCTATAACTTCTCACCCTTTACCTTCCAGGGGCAGGCACAAGCCTCTTCTGGTCAGATGTGGGAAGCAGACATCACGTTGCCGCCGATCAAGGATCGTTCTGACGCCGAGGTATGGAACGCCTTCATCCTTTCGCTACGGGGGCAGCTTGGCACATTTACAATGGGAGATC